CTAGTTCATTGGCAGGAATCACGTCGGTTTTATTGTATCTGGCTAAAACTTTTTTATCAATAACAGAATCCTTCCTTATTGTCAAACTCATTCCTTCAACGGGCACATAAATCAGGATATCAAAGGTTGGTGAATTATCCTCGATAATGTATTTTACACCTTCAACACTGCCATACTCCTGTAAAGCAACCTCAATAATGGTTTGATTCTTTTTACCGATTATTTCATATGTACCTGGCATCGACTTTTATTTTATTAGATAATACTCCAATACTATTAATTGTTAAGCCATCCTGCTTAAGCTGTAACCTTATTTCACGCATCAGGCCACCATTGCCTTCATCATTAATATAATCTTCAGCACCAACACCTACCAGAGGTTTTACCTTCCAATCACCTTTGTTGGTTGATATTATTAGCTTTTGATTTTGTTGAGTCACATCACCTACTACAGGCTCTCCGGATTCATCCAGTAGAAGATCCCCATCCTCATTAAGCAGTATGTCAATATCTTTTCTCATTGAATTACGCTGTTTAGATTATTCGCTGAAGTTACTGGATTGCCACTGGCCACCATAGCAGCTGCTGTTACATTTGCAGGGGTGGCATGAATGCTGGCTGTTTTAACAAATATGTCCATAGCATTTGAAAAATCGGTTGCAAACTTTTCTATTGCCGCATTCTGATCCTCAGCATCATTTAACTCCTGAAGCATCGTTTTAATATTTGTTTTTAAACCAGCTTTATCCAACATCTTTAATCCTCCAATAATTGATTAACTTCTGTATTAATTGCCTCAAATTTTGCAATGATATTTGGTGTAAATGCATATGGGCCCATTGTGGCCGTTTTCAATTCGCTTAAAAGATCATTTAAAACCTTTTTTAATGATGCTACATCATTCTTTAAAGTGAACTTCTCATCCTGGATAAACTCTGTTTTGCCATTCCGGTAGATCACTTTTTTAATATCAGAATAAGCAATAATCTGCCATTTATTTGAATTTCCTATCCTGGCCATCATTACGCTGCTGTTTTCCTCCGGAATGATGAACATCCCGGTTTCTTTTTCATCAGTTGCAGCTTTAATCCGAACGTTATACTTATAAATTCCATCAACATCACTAATTGTGCATGATCCTTTGGCTTCATCGACAGACTTAACAAACCCATGAATGATCACAACCAGCGGTTTTGTGATCTCCCGAATACCGTTTATTATTTCCTGATCTGTTTTACTCATTATCCAGTACTTTAATCCCAATCTCAACTATTCGCCTGGCTCCACCAGTATTAAAATTCACCTCTGTAGATTCGATATAGTATTCACCCGACCGGTCGGCATATATCGAATCTGATAAATCAGCTATATAGCCAGGTTCAGCATAAGGTTGTAAGAATGTAGTTATCTTTCCATCATAGCCATCAAACTTAAGCTTGTCAATTTCCTGCTGTGCCAATTTCTCAAGATCAGCCATATTTTCCACATCATAAAAAAACAATGTTCGCTGCTCACCATCTTCATCACCGAGTTCAGCTTCGATTTTGGTATTATCTGCTTTAATATGAACGGCTTTCACTTTTAACCTGATATCATCAGCCAGTCTATATTTTAGCTGATTACCTTTAATTATATTGCATTTATCACCATTGATCTGATATTTAATTATTCCTTTATTTGGAACATAAGAAAGCCCAGCATAGAGTGTCCCATCAGTTTCAAAGTAAATAGTAAGGCCATAGTGATCCTTTATCTTTTGTAAGGCATCAGCTGCATTACTATTTATTTCAAATTCGGTAAACTCAACATTAGGGATTTGGCCTGAAAGCTTAATATCATCATGTGTGTCAGCAATGATAAATTGAAGCACTTCCTTCAAAGATGTTTTTGGCCAACTTGTCTTGATGTCTTTTTTCTTAAGCCAATAAATATAATCTTCACATTCAACCTCTACCGGAAAAGCATAATTAATCCTTTTTACAAAGCCGACAAACTCAGTTTGGTAATCTTCATTGTAGGCCAGGTTTATCTCCACCTTGTCTCCAGCTTTGAATTGCTTTGCTGTTTCAACTGCTGTTTTTGGCTCACCCTCCTGAACAAAATAAGCTGTGGCAGGTATTTTAATAGATGCTGTTGATCCAAGTGTATGAATAGACCGTTTTACTTTTACAGCATGAACACGGTTAAATGAATAATCTCCGATGGTGATATTTGAATTAAGGACAAACATTAGGTAAGTATTAAATCAAAATCCTGATCACTGATTAATTGAATTTCATAGGCCTGAGCGTTTTCAATTCCTTTCATCTCTGGTAAATTCATGGATTTAATTACAACCGAGTCATCTGCCTGAAGGAAGATATCGGTTAATGCACTTTGTAGGGTTATTGACTCATTCAGCTCCCACATTTCCTGAAGTTGCATAATTCCGTTTTCTGGAAACGGATTCTCTCGATCGACTATTATCCCTCGAATCTTAATATCATAATTCATGATATTGATAAACTCATTAACAGAACCTTTCCGTCCAGTAAGCTCTGTTTCGATTATCTTCTTTTTTGGAGTGATTGAGATTAATGCATTTGGAAGATCAATGCCATTTAAAGTAACGGGCATGAAATAGGGCTGGCCAAGCTCTGATGTTCCTTCGAGCCGGCTTCCAATGGAAGTATATGGCCAAACAATTTCAAACAATCCTTGTATTTCAATATCTAAAGGCATTTTCTTTATTAATTATGATGCTGCTACTTTATTCGCACTATTTAAAACCCTGGTTAATTCACTTAGGATAATATCACGCATTTCCTCAGTGCCTTCTTTAACATCCTGAGCATATATGTTAATACTGTCCTGAAATTTCCCCAGGTTAATTGTAATGTTTGTGGGGCGGGAGCCTCCGGAAGTGATTCCTTTTAAATTGTTCTTTGATTCTTCGCCCAGCAGTTTATTACCATCAATTGAACTTGAAGGTGTGTTATTACCTAATAGGTTATCAACTAAATTGGTAGATTTTTTTGCCGCTACCTGAGCAGATCCTTCGGTATATCCTTTACTAAAATTCTTCCCTAGATCTTTACCAAACCGAAGACTATCTTTTACTAATTTAGTTTTACTTTCAATTCCTATTAAATCACTTGCAGCCTTTTTACCGGTTTCCCATGCTTTTGACCATTCACCTTTAAAAAAGTGCATTAAGGTTTGCCCAAGACCGGTCAGTCCGTTAATGATCTCCCAGAATCTATTTATAACATATTCCTTTATCATATTTCCAAACCCCTTTAAAACCTCCCAGACACCTAATATTGTTCCTCTAAACCATTCAAATTTATTCCAGGCATAAACTACAGCAGCTATTAAAGCTGCAATTCCTGCTATGACCAATCCAATAGGGTTCATGGCCATTGCCAGGTTTAATGCTCGTTGAGCCACTGCCCAACCCCGGGTTAAACCAATAACAACAAACAGAACTGATTGATATGCCATAGTAACAGCAGCAGCAATTTTAGTTACAGCTATCCAGGCATAATATGCGGTCACCATAGTACCTATCATAGTAGCCCAGAATTTAATGGCATCAGCATTTCGGCCTACCCATGAAGTGAAACTTTGTATTTTCCTAATAATTCCATCAAGATTATTTAAAAGATAATCTAGCGCCTTGATTCCTTTATCAACTATGCTGGTAAATAAGTTACTTTGGCTTTCGCTTAACTTACCCATGAAATACTGGAACTTTCCAACAAATGTGCTCCATTTCCCAGACAAAGTTTTACTTTGCTTCTCCATCATGTTGTAAAATAATCCACCTTCACTAGTAGCACTCATAAAAGCTTGAGTAACCATATCTGCTGATATAGCTCCGGATGACATTGCGTCTTTTAGTTCAGACATCGGACGTCCAGTCTTTTGAGATATTATTAATAGAGGATTAAAACCAGCATTGATCAACTGCAAAAGATCTTGACCCATTAACTTTCCTGCTGACTGAACTTGCGAATAAGCCAAAGTAAGTGATTTCAACTTTTCAGCATCTCCACTTGCAATATCACCGATCATTTTTAGATTAGGCATTATTCTTTCTTCGACAATGCCAAAAGACAGCATTGTGCGAGCTGCTGTTTGAAGGTTGCGATTGTTAAATGGAGTGACGTTGGCAAATTGATTTATTTCTTTAAATAGCTGATTACCCTTTTTCACATCACCAAGGAGTGTTTGAAATGTAATCCTTGTTTGTTCCATTTCAGCTCCAAGATTAAGAAATCCCTTAGCCCACTGATAACTTAAATATGTTTTTACAATATTTCCAAGTCTACTGGTTGCACCGCTCAATTGATCAACTTTCCTCGATCCGGATTCGACATTCTTATTATAGAACTTTTGAGCAGTGTTCAGCTTCCCATACACCTTACTACCAACAGTGGCA